CTTTTCTTTTCTTATACGCAAAATTGGGGGTTTGGCCCAGAGGGGAGAGGCATTAACGCAAAAAGGGGTTTACTATTTGTAGGTTTATCTACTTAGTTCAAACCAAAACGAAATAAAAAAAGGATGGGAACAATTTATAAATGTAAAGAATGCAAAAAGGAACGCACATTGGAAAAAGCAACAATTTGTGTTATTGATGGGAGTGTTGAAGTTAAACAGGCAAAGTGCGAATGCGGAAATTATATGAAAGCAAAACCAACAACAGGGATGCCATCACTTATAAGAACAGAACCAACATTGACTAAAAAATAAATGGGAAAGGGCCGCAAGAAATTACCAACCGCATTAAAAAAAATGCAGGGGACAACCGAAAAGAGCAGGGAGGTTGAAAATGAAATGCAAGTTGAATTGTGTTCATCATTGCCTGATGCACCAGAGTTATTGAGTGAAATTGGAAAAGGTGAATGGTTAAAAGTAACGCATCAATTGTTCAATTTAAAAATGTTGCATTCAGTTGATTTAAGATTGGTTGAGGCGTATTGCAATGAGATTGCTTTATATATTGAAAGCGAACAATGGCTAAGGCAAAACGGCAGGGTTGAGGAATTTAAAAACATTGATGGGATGGTTACAAGATCACAGGCAAACCCGCATCAGAAAATAGCAAAGGATGCATTAGCATCAGCATTAAAGTTAGCAACACAGTTTGGATTAACACCTGTTGCAAGAGCATCAATTTCATCACCAACAGTAAACAATAATACGCAAATAAATAATTATTTTGAATAAATTATATAATGGGGATTGCTTAGAAGTAATGAAAAATATTGCTGATGGAAGTATTGATGCAATTATTACAGATCCTCCTTATGGCACAACAGCGTGTAAATGGGATTCAGTTATTGACTTTGAATTAATGTGGGAACAACTGAATAGAATAATCAAACCAAACGGAGCTATAGTATTGTTTGGTTCAGAGCCTTTTAGTAGTGCTTTAAGAATGAGTAATATTAAAAACTTTAAGTATGATTGGAAGTGGAAGAAAAACATTCCATCAGGTTTTCAATTAGCCAAAATACAGCCTAGGAGGGCTATTGAAGATATTATTATATTTTACAAATCACAACCTACATATAATCAGCAATTCATCAAGTCAGATATAAAAGATAGAAAAATAATTAATGGAAAAAAGAATGGTGGGGGTAGGTCAGTTGATATAAAAAACGAACACCGATTAGGAACTAAAGCCCAAGCAAACATAATGAAAGACACGGTTTCCCCTCATAATTTATTAAATTTTAATGTTGCTAAAAGAAGTGGAAGCAGATTACACCCAACACAAAAACCAATACCATTAATGGAATACCTTATAAAAACATACACTAACGAAAATGAAATAGTTTTGGATTTTACAATGGGTAGTGGAACAACAGGAGTAGCAGCAAAGAATTTAAATAGAAAATTTATTGGAATTGAGCAAGATGAAAATTACTTTAAGATTGCAGAAAAAAGAATAAAAGAAACAGAATATAAACTATTTTAAAATGAAATTATACAAAGGCAATTGTTTAGAAGTAATGAAAAATATTCCTAATGGGAGTATTGATGCAATAATTACAGATCCTCCTTATGGCACAACAGCGTGTAAATGGGATTCAGTTATTGACTTTGAATTAATGTGGGAGCAACTTAATAGAATAATTAAGCCAAACGGAGCAATTGTTTTATTTGGCTCAGAGCCTTTTAGTAGTGCATTAAGGATGAGCAATATAGATAATTACAAATATGATTGGATATGGAATAAAAGCAATCCAGCAAATATAAATTGTGGAAATTTTCAGCCGATGAAATACCACGAGATAATAAGCGTTTTTTATAGTAAGAAAGGGATTTTTAATAAACAAATGATAGAAAGAAGTAAAGAGGGAATTAAAACTATTAAAAATGTAAAAAAGAATAAAACATCTTTTAAACCTACTTTTAAAGACCTAAACTCTAAAGATAACAAAACAGAATATAGCAGCGAAAGATACAATACAAAATTAAAAAATCCGAGTTCACTTATTTTCTTTAATTCTGTACGACCTAAATCAAAAGAAAAGGTAAAACACCCAACACAAAAACCTTTAGCATTAATGGAATACCTTATTAAAACATACACAAACGAAAACGAAACAGTATTAGATTTTACTATGGGAAGTGGCTCTACGGGAGTAGCAGCAAAGAATCTAAACAGAAACTTTATAGGTATTGAGCAAGACGAAAATTACTTTAAAATTGCAGAGCAAAGAATAAAAGAAACTGAATATAAATTGTTTTAAATGAGTAAATATTATTTTGACAAAGAATCAGCATTAAGAGCAATAAGTTTTATTGAGAAATTTTGCAGCCATACAAAAGGCGAGTTAGCAGGAAAGCCATTTTTATTGGAGGATTGGCAAAAGGAAATTGTTGGAAATATATTTGGTTGGAAAGATGAGGAAACAAATCTAAGAAAATACAGAACAGTATTTGTTGAAGTTCCAAGAAAGAACGGGAAAACAACATTATGTGCGGCCATCAGTTTATATATGTTATTTGCAGATAGTGAAAGGGGTTCAGAAGTTTATGCAGCAGCAGGGGACAGAAACCAGGCAGGAATTGTTTTTGAAATTGCAAAGGGAATGATATTAAATTCCCAAGAATTAACAAGCCGCTCCAAAGTGTTCAGAAATTCAATCACACATGAGGCAAAGGGAAATTTCTTCCAAGCAATAAGTTCAGACAGTAAAACAAAACATGGATTCAATGCAAACTGCATTATTTTTGATGAGTTACACACACAGCCAAACAGGGATTTATGGGACACCTTAACAACATCAACAGGGAGCAGGAGGCAACCATTAACAATTGCAATCACAACAGCGGGATATGATAGGCAGTCAATTTGTTATGAGGTTTATTCATATGCAAAGAAAGTGCAAGATGGAGTAATTGATGATGATACATTTTATCCTGTAATATTTGAAGCGGATGATGAGGATGATATTACATTGGAGGAAACATGGAAAAAAGCAAATCCAAATTATGGGGTTTCGTTAAGGAAAGATTATATGCTCCAGGAATCAAAAAAGGCGGTTAATGTTCCATCATATCAAAACACATTTAAGAGGTTAATGTTAAATATTTGGACAGATTCACAAACGCAATGGATTGGCCATGATGAGTGGGCGGGATGCAACCAGGATTTTGATTATTCAAGTTTGGAGGGAATGGAATGTTGGGGCGGTTTAGATTTAGCATCAACACGAGATATTAGTGCATTCGTTTTAGTTTTTAATGTTGAGGATAAAATTATTGTTTTGCCTCATATGTTTATCCCAAAAGATAATGCAAAGAAAAGAAGTGATAGGGATGGGGTTAATTACATGGAATGGATGAGGGATGGCCATGTAATAGGAACAGAGGGAGATGTTGCAGATTACAATTTCATTAAAGCAAAAATAAATGAATTAAGCAAAAAATATAGGATTCAATCAATTGCTTATGATAGGTGGAACGCATCACAATTAGTAATTGATTTACAAAATGATGGAGCAAACATGGATCCATTTGGGCAGGGTTTTGTTTCAATGTCAGCACCAACAAAGGAATTGGAGAAACTTATTTTGGGTAAACAAATTGTGCATGATAACAATCCTGCAATGAATTGGATGTTATCAAATGTTGCAATACAGGAAGATCCAGCAGGAAATATTAAGGTTGCAAAAAATAAGAGTAAGGAGAAAGTTGATGGAATTGTTGCATTGGTAATGGCAATTGGGGAAATGATGACAGGGGAAGATGTAAACAGCATTTATGATGGTAGGGGATTATTAATTTTATAAAATTATGGACAATAAAATATTAGCATTATTAACACCAGAGGGATTTGATGACAGATTTTGGGATGTTGCATCACAAACAAAAACCTATAAAAAAGCATATGAAATTGTAGAGGAAGAATGTGAGGAACATTTCAACAGGAGGCGATATTCAGACTACAATAGTTTCAGAAATTGCAGAGATAAGAGGTTAAAAAGAGTGCAAAAAACAATTTAACATAATAAATTTGTTTGGTTAGTCCTTATCTAGCAATCAATTTTATATGTTTTTTAGTGCATATATACCATAAAACCATCAAAATGCCTTAGAACGCATAAAAAGGGCGTTAAATTAAATTTAAGAAATGCAACCAAGTTGCACAAAAGTTAGTGTTTTAAAGCGTATAATTGCACAAATTCTTATAAGATTTGGGCGTAATTGATACAATTAAAAATGTGTTTTATCCATCAAAAGATGAGGTTAGACACGAACAAAGAGCATTAAATGTAGTTCCAGCATTTGGGAGTGCAGTTGCAGTTGGAAGTGATAATGCATTAACATTTACAGCAGTTTGGGCCGCAATCCGTTTATTAAGCGAGAGTGTTTCAAGTTTGCCGTTGGGGGTTTATTCAAAAAAAGATGGAGAAAAAATTGTTGCGGAAAGCAATCCTGTTTATTCTTTATTAAAGATTAGGCCCAATAATTATCAATCAAAAATTACATTTTTAGAAAAAGTAATGATGGATATTCTTACAAAAGGAAATTCATATGTTCGCATTGAAAGAAACAGGGGAGCAATCCCAACAGCGTTATTGCCTTTAAATGTAGATGAGGTAAAAATTAAATTTATTGATGGGGTTTTGTTTTACGAAACAGAAACAAACATTTATGATGCAGCAGATATTTTACATTTCAAAACATTAACGAAAGATGGGATTATTGGATTAAGTCCTATTGATCAATGTAAAAATTCAATCGGTTGGGGAATGGCAGTTGAGGAATTTGGGAACACATTTTTTAAAAATGGTGCAAAATTAAGTGGAGTATTGCAAACTGATAGAGCATTAAGTGAAACAGCAATTGGAAGATTAAAAAATTCTTTTAATAATGTTTATTCTCAATTAACAGGATCAAATTCAACAGTTGTTTTAGAAGAGGGATTGACATTTAAACCTGTTTCAATTTCAGCAGAACAAGCACAATTTTTAGCAAGTAGAACATTTAGCATTGAGGAAGTTGCGAGAATATTTAATATTCCTCCTCATATGTTGAAAGATTTAAGTAAATCAAGTTTTAACAATATTGAAATGCAATCACAGGAATTTGTTACATATACATTGATGCCGTATTTAACAAGAATTGAGCAGGAAATGAATTTAAAACTATTTAGAACAAACGAAATTGACAAAACAATAGTTGAGTTTAATGTAAATGGTTTATTAAGAGGAAACACAAAAGACAGGAGCGAATTTTATAGAACAATGCTAAACATTGGAGCAATGAGCATTAATGAAATCCGAAGCAAAGAAAATATGAACAAAATTGATGGTGGGGATAAACATTTCATGCAATTGAACATGACAACCATTGAAAAGATTGGAGAGGATGGACAAGATTAAAAACATTTGGGACAAAAAATATAATAAGATTATGGAAAAACGATTATTTGAAATAGAAACAAGAATGGAGGAGGGCGAAACAGTAAAAGTTGTTGGCCATGCATCTGTTTATAATACAATGAGTGAAGATTTAGGAGGTTTCAGAGAAATTATTGCACCTGGAGCATTTGATGATGTTTTGGAAAATGATGTTAGAGCATTAATAAACCATGATGGAAACCTTATTTTAGCGAGAACAACAAGCGGAACACTAGCATTATCAACTGATGAAAAGGGTTTAAGATATGAATTTGAAATGCCTGAAACATCTTATGGTAAAGATTTAACAGTTTCAATGAAAAGAGGCGACATAACACAAAGCTCATTTGCGTTTACTGTTGCTGATGATAGTTGGGAAACAAGAGATGGGGTGGATGTGAGAACAATCACAAAAGTAAAAAGATTATTTGATGTTTCTCCTGTTACTTATCCCGCTTACCCTGATGCTGATAATTTAGTGATTGCACAAAGAGGATTAAGCGTTTACAAAGAAAAACAAGAAAGAGAAAAAGAGGAATTGGATTTAGTTAAGCGTTCAATCCTTAATTTAAAGATTGAGTTACAAAAAAGGAAATAAAATTATTAATAAAAAAGAAAGCAGAATGAAAAATTCAAAAGAATTAAAAGAAATGCGTTCAGATATTATCGGAAAATTAGAGGAAATAAAACTAATTGCAGAAAATGAAGAGCGTGATTTAACAACTGAGGAAAACACATCAGTTGATGAATTATTAACAGATGCAGACAATATGGATGCAAAAATTTTAAGAGCAGAAAAAATGGAAAAAGAAATAAGATTGGCAGCATCAACAGTTGGGACAACAGTTGCAAAGCCAGAAGTTAAAGAAGTTAGAGAATGGAGTTTATTCAAAGCAGTAAACGAAATGAGAAACGGTGGGACGCTAACAGGAGTTGAGGCAGAAATGCACCAAGAGGCAGAAAGAGAAAACAGAGGAGCATTAAATGGAATTGGGATGCCATCATTTATGACTGAGAAAAGAACAATTGATCAGGGAACATCAGCAATTGCACCATCAGTAACGGGAGCATATGCAGATGCATTAATTCAAAGTGGAGTTTATTCACAAGTTGGATTGAATGATTTAGGAAACATGGCAGCAGATACGGTTATTCCTGTAACAGGAAAATCAACAGCAGCATGGGCGGCAGAAAATGCAACAGTTTCAGATACAGGAGCAGATTTTGGAAAGGTAACATTAACTCCAAACAGATTATCAGCAGTTGCAAACATTTCAAATGTTATTTTAGCACAAAATGGAGGAGCAGAGGCAGCAATCATGGCACAATTAGGGCAACAAGTTGCATCTAAAATTGATGCAGCAATGTTTGGCTCATCAGATGTTTCATCAGCACCAGGATGTATTGCAGGAACAAGTGGAGTTTTAACATTTACTGAGGCGGCATCAGCAGATTTAGCAGGGGATGCATTAACAGCAATCCAAACTATTGCAGATGATCATGGTTTAGGTGGAAATTTAGGGTTTGTTTACAATTGGGCGGCTTATAATGGTTTAATGACAGATGCACAGGTTTCAAATGTTTCAGCAGCATTGCAAAATGATTTGTTACTAGGAAGAGCGGTTCACTTTTCAAATGCACCAGCATCAGTTGCAGGAACATCAGCAGATGGAATATTTGGAGATTTTGACAGAGTATTTTTTGCGACATTTGGGCCGACATCAATCACGGTGGATCCATATACAAATGCAATGAACAATGAAGTTAGATTAGTTCTTAACAACCATTACGGTTGGGGAGTTGCTGATGGGGCATCATTTGTTAAATTTACATCATTAATATAATTTAATTGATTGAGAGGGGTTGGTTTTAATCGGCCAATCCCTTTTTTTTTAAACCATTTCAATGAGAGCATTTAAAGTAATAACAGTAGCGAGTTCGCAAGTTTTAACAACAGCAGAAGTTAAAGAACATCTGAAAGTTGATACAACAGCGGATGATACATTGATTGACAATTTAATTTTGGCGGCAACAAGTAGTTGCCAAGAATATACAAACAGATTTTTTATTACAACTGAAATTACACAGTATGGAGATAATTGGAGTGATGTTTCAGAATTATTTAAAAGTCCTGTTCAATCAGCATTGTTTAATGTTAAATATTGGGACACAGCAGGAACATTGCAAACTTTAGGCACAACAAAATATACTTTAGATAATGTTTCGCAACCTGCAAGATTAGTTCCATCACCTGATGAAAGTTGGCCATCACTTATTGATGGGTTAAATGCTATTGAAATAAATTATAATGTTGGAGTTGATAGTGCAGGTGATGTTGACAATGCTATAAAACAGGCGGTATTATTAACTATTGGGCATTGGTATCAGAATAGGGAGGCGGTTATTGTAGGGAGGCAAGTAAATGAAATGCCAATGAGTGCAAAATATTTGTTGGATCAATATAAAATCCAAGTAATAAGATAATGCAAATTGGCGATTTAGATAGGAGAATCAGAATTGAAGTTCCAACTAGAACAGCAAACAGTTATGGGGAGGAAACTTTAAGTTGGGCTGCATATCGTAATGTTTGGGCAAAAATGGAATGGAGGGGAGGAAGTGAAAAAGAGGAAACGCAAAGAATTACAGCAACATCAAAATTAGTTTTTACAATCAGAAATTTAGATATTAGCATAAACGAACAAAACAGAATAAATTATGAAGGCAAATCTTATTATATTAAAGTAATTAATGAGATTGAGGGGAGAGAAAGTTTTTTGGAATTAGAAACAGAACAAAAAGACTAAATGGCAGGGACAACATCAGTTGGGGGACAATCAGCACAGGCATCAAAATCATGGATTGAAGTTGATCCAGGAAATTTAAGAGCAATTGATAATATGTTTAAACAATTACCAAAACAAGTTGATAAAAACAAAGTTTGGGTTAAGTTTTGGAGGGAAAATTCCAAACCATTGCAAAAAGCAGCAAAAAGCAATGCACAGGGATTAGGAGGAACAGGGCAGTTGGCAAAAAGTGTTGGTTTTTTTACAACAAAAAGCAGCAGAAAATACAATGGCGGATATGTTGGCCCAAGGGTAAAAGGAGCATTTAGAAGTAAAGCAAAAAGCGGATATTATGGTGCGTGGGTTGAATATGGAGGGGATGTTAATTTTGGAGGTAAAGGAACAGGAAAAAATCAATCATGGATGGCAGATGCATGGGGTTCAGCACATCAGCAAGTTTTAAACAATGGAATGCGATCAGCAGAAAAGATATTTGTAAAAGCAGTTAAAGTGCATGAAAGGAGATTGGCAAAATACGGAAAACTAGGATATTAAATGAAAAGTGGATTAGCAATATATGATGTTTTAAGCAATGATTCTGATGTTTCAGCATTAGTTGCTACAAGAATATTTCCAAATGTTGCCAAAAACGGAACAACATTCCCATTCATTATTTATGATGTTGAATCAGAAAGCCCAGAAGATTCAAAGGATGGGGTTGCAACATTAGATGTTGATAGCGTTATGGTTTCGGTTTACTCAAAAACATACTCTGAGGCATCAGATTTAGCAAGAAAGATAAGAACAGCATTAGACAGGAAAAGCGGAAGTTATGGAGGGATTGATGTGCAGTCAATTCAATATAATGGTTATAATGATTTATTTGATGACAACACAAGTGATGAGGGCGTTTATCGTAAAGCATTAGATTTTAGAATTAGAATCATTAACACTATTGAAACTGTTTGGGCAAACACATATTCATTAGAATTTGATGGAGTGGATGATTATTTGAATTTGGGAGATAGTAACGATTTTTCATTTGGGGATGGTTCAGAAGATAGTGCATTTAGTGTTTCATTATGGGCAAAAATAAATGAGGGATCACAAACAGCATTATTTGCTAAGTCAGCAACAAATAAAGAATTTCATGTTGTAACAAATTTTTCTGATTTATTAAGAATAAGACTATATGATAACAGCACAGGAGGTTACATTCAAAGCCAAATAGATGCAGCAGTAAATGAAAGCGAATGGGAAAACTATATATTTACTTATGATGGGACAGGGAGTCAAACAGGATTAAATATTTATGTTAATGGGAGTAATGTTGCACAAACCAAATCATCCAGCGGAAGTTATGCAGCAATGGAAAACACAGCATCAGAGTTAAGAATTGGATCATCAGAACAAAATAGTTTTTATTTAGATGGAAATATTGATGAGTTCGCGTTATTTAATATAGAGTTGTCATCAATACAAGCGACAGCAATTTACAATAGTGGAGTCCCAAATGATTTGGAGGCACACACAGGATTGGAGGGATTATGGAGAATGGGAGATCCAACAGGAACAGGGGTTTATCCTACAATTACAGATGACAGTTCAAATTCTAATAATGGAACAATGACAAATATGTCAAGTGGCGACATAACAACATCCACACCGTAATGAATGAAAATACATATATAATTTTACCAATTGAGGAATTGGATTACATTAATTTTAATCAAGTGATTGAATTAAAGAAAACTATAAGATACAATTTAACAAACACAGAGTTCATTATTAAATTTTATGGCGACACCCCAACAGATTTAAAAGAATATAAAAAATATACACATTCAGAAATTTTAGATGTAATAAATAATCCAGGAAATGGATGGTTAAAAATATAAATATGAGATACGAATTATTAAAAGATTGGCCAAGCAAAAGACATGGCAAAACAATCAGAAAAGGAACATTTGTTATAATAACAAAAAAAGAGGAATTGGAGCAATTGATTGAGTTGGAATGCATACCAAAACCAAAAGAAATTAAAAAGAAAAAAGTAAAGAAATAATTAATTATAAAAAAGAAAGAAAATGGCAATATTAAATGGAACAGATATTAAGGTTTACGATAGTGGAACGGGTATCTTAGTGGCATACGCACAAAATGGGAGTTTAAACATCAATCATTCATTAAGGGAAATCACATCAAAAGAATCAGCAGGATGGAAAGAATCTTTAGAGGGGTTAAGAGATTGGAGTGTTGATTTGGATGGAGCATATGCATGGACAGATGCAGCAGGATCAGCAGTAACAAATTCAGCAGATGAGTTGTTGGCGACTCACATATTAGCAAGAACAGCATTAACAATTAAATTTGGAAATGTAGCAGGAGCAACAGGCGACACAGTTTACAATGGAAGTGTTTATTTAACATCATTCTCAGTTTCAGCAGGAACAGAGGACACAGCAACTTATTCATTAAGCTTAGAGGGAACAGGCTTGATTACGCAAACAGTTTCGTAATAATAATTTTTGGGGAGCGAGGGGATGACTTGTTTAGGTTTGTTTCATCCCCTTTGCAACCCTACTAAAAAACAAACAAGAACATGAAATATTCATTTGTAGAAATAGCAGATAAAAAATATCCTGTTAAATTTGGATTCAATGCATTAAGAAAGTATGGAATCAAAACAAATACATCATTAGCAGATTTGGATAAGTTGGGCCAAGATATGCGATTGAATGATGCATTAACTTTAATTCTTTGTGGAATTGAGGATGGATTCAGAGCAGCAAAACAAAAGTGCGAATTAGACATTGATAGTTTATCGGATTTAATTGATGAGGATTTCAGTGCAATAGAAAGATGCATGGCAGTTTTGGGTGAGCAAATGGGAGGAAAAGAGGGAAAGCAGAAAGCCAACAAAACGAAAAAGCGTTAAGTTGGCAAGATTTGGAATCAATTGCATTTGGGCAGTTGGGAATGAGTGTTGATGATTTTTATGATATGATGCCAAAACATTTTTGGAACAAAATGGATGGGTTTTATAAGTTGGAAAACATAAGGGAGCAACAGGAATGGCAAAGGATAAGATGGCAAACAACCTTATTGTTAAACATTCAATTGCCGAAAAACAAAACAATTAAACCAACAGATTTGATTGAGTTTGATTGGGATGATAAAGGAAAGGATGTTGATTTTGAGAAACTAAAAGCGAAAGCAGAATTTATTAAAAAAATGGAAGAGCATGGCAAATAAAGCAGTTGGTTTTTTAACATTTAATTTCGGTGCAAATATGGGTGGCTTTAATAAGGCCATGAAAAAAGCACAAAGAAGTGTTGGAAAGTTTGGGAAGTCAATGAAACGAATTGGAAGTTCCATGACTACAAATTTAACAATGCCAATTATTGGGTTGGGTGCAATTGCAATAAAAACATTTGCAGATTTTGAACAGGCAATGTTAAAAGTAAAAGCAGTAAGTGGTGCGACAGCATCAGAGTTCAAATCATTAGAGGCAAACGCAAAAAGATTAGGAAGTTCAACAATGTTTACAGCGACACAAGTTGCTGAGTTGCAATTGGAGTTATCCAAACTAGGTTTAACGCCAGAGGAAATAAACAAATCAACAGATTCAATATTAAGTTTAGCACAGGCAACAGGCCATGATTTAGCAGAAAGTGCATCAATAGTTGCATCAACAATGAACAGTTTTGGAATGGAGGCGAGTGAATCAGCAAAAGTTGCAGATATGTTTGCCGCTGCAAGTTCAAACGCAGCCATTGACATGGAGAAACTGAGTGCAGCAATGCCAACAGTTGGAGCAACAGCAAATGCGGTGGGAGTCCCTTTAGATGATTTAACAGCAATGATGATGACATTGGCAGATAGTGGAATGGAGGCATCAACAATGGGAACGCATTTAAGAAAAATATTTGTTGAGTTGGCAACTAAGGGAATCAGTTTTGAGGATGCCATGAATCAAATAAACACATCAACTGATAAAGTAACAACAGCAACAGGGTTATTTGGTAAAAGAGCATTTGGAGCAGGTTTGATTTTAGCATCAAACACACAAAAAACATCAGAATATAATTCTGTACTAGACAAGTCGGCAGGGAAAGCCAAAGAAATGGCTGATATCATGGATAGTGGAGCAGCAGGTGCAATGAGGCGATTAAAATCACAGGCAGAGGGAGTTGCAATTAGTTTGGGAGGAATGTTAATTCCTGTGTTCCAAAAAATAATGGGCCTCATTCAAAAAGGTTTATCATGGTGGAGCAATTTGGATGGCGAAATGAAAAAGAACATTGTTACAATCGGTTTAATTGTTGCTGCAATTGGGCCTGTAATATCTATTGTGGGAACATTAGCAACAGCATTTGGAATGATTTTAAGTCCTGTTGGATTAGTAGTTGCAGCAATTGTTGCAGGAGGATATTTAATTTATCAAAACTGGGATCCAATTAAAAAACTAATTGTTGATGTTGCAAATTATTTTATTGATTTATATAATGAATCAATGATTTTCAGAGGTGCAATTCAATATATTATTATCACTTTTAAAAATTTATGGGCACAGGCAAAGTTTACATTCAATGCAATGAAAGGGTTGGTTACTGTTTTAATTGATTCATGGATTGGGCAATTTTCTGGGGTTGCCAAAGTTATAGAATCAGCATTAAAATTTGATTGGGATGGAGTAAAAGAGGGAGCATCAGAATATGGGGATGCGGTTGCTTATGGAATTAAAGGTTCGGTTGATGTAGTAAAAAAAGAGGCTAAAATTTTTGGTGAGGAAATTGCTGAAAATTATAAGACAGGAATTGAGAATACATTATCTAGGGAAAAGATTGATTTCATAACTGAGGATGATGTGCAGGGTGCGGTTGATGGTGCAGCAGATGTTGCAATGGGCATATATGATAAAATAAAAGGAGTTTTTGCAGTTGGAACAGGAGGAAGTGGAGGAAGTGGAGGAAGTGGAGATGGGCCAACAATAATGCCAAAACTTGGGGAGGGTGAGGGTGGCCCAGATTTAACTCCAAGAGTGTTTGCTCCTATGAATACAGAGTTAGAGAAAACAAAAACATTATTAGAGGTATTAGAGGAAAAATTTGGACTAACAAAAGAGGCAATGTTGGGTTTTGCAGAACAAACAGGAACAAGTTTAGCACAGGGAGCAGCAAGTTTTGCAGAGTATGGGGAACAAGTTAAAAACTCAATAAGAGAAGTAATAAGCGGTTTAATAGCACAGGGGGTTGCAGCAGCAGTAAGTGGTGCAATGAAAGCAGCAGGAATAAACCCAATAATGATTCCTATAATGGCAGGGTTGGCAAGTGGATTAGCAAAAACCGCCTTTAGTAGTTTAATCCCTGCATTTGCAGATGGTGGGATTGTAAGCGGCCCAACTGTTGGATTGATGGGAGAATATGCAGGAGCAGGAGCAGGAAACCCTGAAGTTATTGCGCCTTTAAATAAGTTAAAAGGAATGATGGGAAGTGGGCAACAAAATGTTGTTGTTGAGGGCCGTATTAATGGAAATGATATTTGGTTAAGTAATAGTAAAACAGGAGGGCAAAGACAAAGAGGAATTTAATGGCATACGGAAAGAAATTTTACACATCTTATAAAAGCTATAATGGTTGGGATTATTACATGGAATTTTTTATTAAGGATTATGTGGGTTCGGCAACTGAAATAAGTTTAGGGCAGGGTGGCCCATCAATTTCATATGATACGGATTCAGAAGATAGGGATAACCCAATTTTGGCATCACAAATGGAAATTCCTTTTGTTGTTACTGATGGAACAGAAAATTCATTTATTGATGCATTAAGAGATACATACCAAGAGAAAGATGTTTATGTTTATTTGTATCAATCTACAAGTGCAAACGAAAGCCCATTATGGAGTGGTTTTATTTTAATGGATTTAGGAGATAAAGAGGATGTTTGGTATCCTTATGAGGTAAAATTAAAAGCAACAGATGGAATATCATTATTAAAAGACATTGATTTTGTTGAGGATGGAGCGACAAAGCCATATGATTCAGATGATATGTATTATGGGCCTGGAAGATTTACGCATTGGATTTCAAAAATATTAAGAAAAGTTGGAGCGGCAGGAACGGATGAGGGTTCGTATAATGATCCGCATTTCAGAACATCCGTTAATTGGTATAATGCAGAACACAGCGGAACAGCAGAGGCGGATGATCCGTTGTATTTAACAAAAGGGAAAATCAGTTGGACACATTCAAGTGATGACAATGGGAATTACACACCAATGAACTCTTATGATGTTTTAAAAGAAATAATGAAAACATGGCATTGCAGGATTGTTTGGTGGAAAAATGTTTTTTGGATTATTCAAATCCCTGAATATAATGAAACAGAAAATGGAACAAATTTAAACCCAGATAATGTTCCAACAAGAGTTTACACATTAACAGGAACACCTGATGGCGATAGGGGATATTTAGGAGGGAAATATGAAACAAGATATGAGTTAATGATTGGAGCAGGAATTGACAAATTAACGGGAACAACCTATCAGTTTTATCCAAGATTAAAAAGCGTAACAGCCGAATATTTAACAGGGGGAGGTTCAAATTATTATGGAGGCTTCCCAACATGGAACGGAACAACATTAGACACACCATTTTTACAACAAACAATAATTGATGCCTCAGCAGCAGATGATTTGTATTTATCAATTCCATTAAATATGAACCAAGACACAAATATAAACAGGATGGTGAGGATTTATTTTCGTCTAAAAGCAACAAATGGGGTGACAACAAAATGGTTACAATGGGATGATGGGACAGGAACATTCACATGGGAGAACAGTAGTGGGACATTGTTTGATTTACCGAGGTTTGAGGGAACAATTTTTGGGAACAATCCCCAGCAAATTTTAGGTTTTAATGAAACAATCCCAACAGATGCAGCATTTACAGGAGCATGGAATTTTGAAATATCAACAGATGATTCAGATTGGGGAACAATTTACGCATCAATGTTTTTTTCACAGGATGCGGATATTGGTTATGGAACATTTATTTTAGATCCGCAAGATTCTACTCCTGGAGGTGATCCTGCAAATGTTACATGGACAAACATTCCTGGAACATCAAATCCATTTGAGGGACAATTTTTAACATTAAATTCATCAGCAGGATTGAACATTGCAGGGCAAACAATATTAGTTGAAACAGCGTTAAGTGATTCAGCAAACCATGATTTTGAGAAAATGCAATGGGGAGATTCACAGGATGCAACAGATACAGGAAATCTTTTAATTTGGGATGGTTCGGCATGGGTGCAAAGTGATTTTGCAGGAGAATGGGGAGTTGGAACATTGACAGGAACAGCCAGTTTTACAAATTTAATGTTGGAGGAATTTATGAAAGGGCAATCATCAAACATTCAAATTATTAATACTAAATTAATGGTTAGTGTAAGCACAAAAGATGATGATGATGGAACATTGAGCGTTCCAAATTACATCAATCCTGTTGGGAGAATTAGGGAATCAGTAATGGGAGATATTAATATTTATGTATTTAAAAGAGGGAAATTTAACACAATGTTTGATGAGTGGGAATATGAGGGTTGGAGCATTAAGGATGAAACACCAGGATTAACAACAACAACAACAACAGTTTGGAGTCCGAACGGGCCAATGGAAACTGATAATGGAACAATAGGATTGTAATGATAAGAAGAAAGAACTCAGATGTAGCGGCTAGAAACGCATTCTTTACAAGAACAACATCACACATCACAGGCGTAACAACTTATATTGATATTGTTGCAAATGGGATTGCAATGTTTAAAGATGGAGATTCTTTTTTATTATGTGATTTGGTTGGTAAAATATATCCATTAATTGTTGACGGGGATGTGGGTGCAAGTGACACTAGAATAAATATTGATTCATATGATTTTGGACAGGATCAAGTTTTGGCGGGTGCATTAGTTTCTTTTGATGCAATAGACATGGTGCAAGAATATCAAAGAAAAACAAAGGGAACGGTTGGAGGTTTAGCAGTAACATCAATAGAATTAGGGCCATTGCATTCAGATGGAAATATTGATGGGGTTGATACAGAATATATTAAAATTCTTCCTAGAGATTTCATGCCAAATGATGATCAATATAATAAAGGAATTGCATTTGATGAAACAGCAACAACAGGAGTTAAGGTATATAGTGCAGACACAGAATTATGGGCATTTGTTCAAATACCATATGGAAAAGAGGCAACAGACTGTGAGGTTTATGGAAATAACACAAAGGTTGTTGATGTTTTTGAATTATCAATTGATGCAAGTGGAATAGGAACAGCAGTTGCAACAGGGAGTGTTGGCACGAGTTTTAGAATATCAACACCTGTTGCATCAGACACAACAAATTATTTAGGAATCAGAATTACAATAACAGGAACGGCTCAAAGAATTTATGGAGGGAAGATTATACTAACAGATATATAAAAAAAGATAATGAAAAACACAATAAAAGAGATTGGAGAAACAGCAATAGTTAGTGGATCGGTTTTAAGCGTAACAACATTTTCAAATTTAGAATTGGGATTAAAAATATTATTATTAATTGTAACAATTGTTTACACAGCAGACAAGTGGTATTTTCACAGAAAGCAAAGAGATGGCAAAAAAAAGAAAACTAAATAGTAAGAACCCAAAATATTGGCCAAAAGACAAATTGAATGAGCCAAAAATTAAAAGGAAAGTATTAATGCCAAATTCAAAGGGGTTAATTGTGCATGGTATTTGGTACGAAAACAATTTAACATAATATTTTAAAAATTGTTAGTTCATTACTAGCAGAATAAACTTATATGTTTTTTAATACTAATATACTAGAAAAGACTAAAAGTTGCTTAAAAGGGCTTAAAATAAGAAATACAATGGAATTAAAATATTTTAAAAGAAACGAATTTGATTGCAAATGTGGGTGCAAAACCAACAAAATTGATAAGGAGTTTTTGACAGATATTGACATGGCGAGAAAGTATGCAGGAGTGCCGTTTAAAATTACAAGCGGTTACAGATGCCCAAAACATCCATTGTCAAAAAGCAATCCAACAAGTTCACACATTAAAGGAATTGCAGCAGATATTAAATTCACAGATGGGCGGAATTTAGCATTAATAATTGGCGGTTTGGGAGGTGCAGGATTTGAGAGGTTTGGGATAAATTTTAAATCAAAGTTCGTTCATGTTGATTCGGACAAGAATAAAACAACTCCATGTTTTTGGGGTTACTAAATTAAACTATTATGGGAATTTGGAGCAAAATATTTACAAGTGGAGCAACTGAATTAGTAAAGGAAGTTGGAAATGTTGTTGATGATTTAACAACATCTGATGAGGAAAGATTGGAGGCAAAACAAAAGTTAGAACAAATGATTTTTGATTTTGAATCTAAAATGCAGGAGGAAGTTTCAGAAAGATGGAAAGCAGATATGCAATCAGATTCATGGTTGAGCAAAAATGTTAGGCCATTAACACTTATGTTTTTAGTGGTTTCAACAGTTTTAATGATTTTCATTGATGCAGGAGCAATTAACTTTGTAGTTGATGCGAATTGGAAAGATTTATTGCAGGTTGTTTTGATTACTGTAATAGGAGCATATTTTGGTGGCCGCTCATATGAGAAAATAAAAAGATAAACAAAAACAAACAAGATGAAAAACAAATACTTAATTTACAATGATGAGATTGCAGACTTATGGCATTTAGGGAATGGCTATGTTGCAATAAGTGAAATATTAATTGATAGACATGGGCTGGATGTTACAGCAAACCATCTAAGGAAATCAATTGCTGAGATTATCAAATACAATTTAGCAGATAAGGAAATTGTGGAGTATAATGTTAGGTTGGCAAAGCAAAAACAAAAGGCCCAAGATTTAAACAGAATTTCAAACAAATCATTTAGGGAACATTCCAGGATTGAAAATGCATTGGCATCTTATAATGAGGAATTGATTAAACTATTAAAGAGAAACGAGTTTAAAATTAAGATTCCAAAAGAACCAAAAGATGAAAGGGGTGCAATGATAGTTCAAATTGCAGATACACATTTCAATGAGTTGGTTTCATTGGATCATAATAAATATGATTTCACAGTTGCATCAAAGCGGTTGCAAAAGTTTGCACACTATATAAAGAGATATGCAGAGTTTCATGGGGTTGATAATATCCTATTGGCCATCACAGGCGATTTAATCAATTCGGATAGAAGATTGGATGAGAAACTAGCAATGGCAACAAACAGGGCAAAGGCAACATTTTTGGGTGTTCATTTATTGAAACAATTTATTGTTGATATTAGTTCAGTTGCTGAAATAAGTGTTGGATGCGTTACAGGAAATGAAAGCCGAGTTAATGAGGAATTGGGATGGGTTGATATTGTTGCATCAGATAATTATGATTTTACAATATTTGAAATGCTGAGGTTATTGTTGCCAGATGTTAATTTTATTAGGGGAAACGCATTAGAATTAATTGTTGAGGTTGCAGGGCAAAATGTTTTATTAATTCATGGGCATCAATTGGGAAAAATGGACAGCAACAGGATTGCAAAAGTGGTGGCAAAGTATGCAAGAAAAGGAATCCAAATTGATTTTATGATGTGCGGCCATTTACATGAAACAATGATTACTGATTTATTTGCTAGGAGTTCATCATTAGTTGGTGCGAATGCCTACTCAGAGAACGCATTGAATTTAAGCAGTAGAGCAGCACAGAATATTTATGTTATGTTAAAAGAGGGCAGACAGGACATCAGAATTGATTTGCAAGATACAAAAGGTTTTAAAGGTTATGATATAGATAAGGAGTTAATGGCCTATAATACAAAGAGTGCAGAAAAAAGTATGCCAAAAAACACAATATTCAAAATAATTATATAAATTTGCCTTGTTTTAAGTCGTAATAATGGGTTTTTAGTTGAGAATTTGCATCACTTTTGTGGTGCATTTTCTTTTTTTATACCTAGTAAATAAAGTTTTTTTAAAATTTCTTTGTTTTATTTTGCACATTTGTTAAAAAGGTGTATCTTTACACCATCAAACAAACAAAAAAAACTAAAGACATGAAAAATTTAACAACAGCAAACACAAACACAAAAGGACTTAGCCAATCACATTTAAACTACCTTTCAAAACTTAGTGAAATAAGCACCCTTGAACAAATTAAAGAATCATTAGCGTTGGCATTATATGAAACTAATTTTTGTACTGAGGTTTCTACATCATTTGAAAGTATTAAGGTGTTAATATCTAACGCTAAAGCAGAATTAAAAAGACTATAATAATTAATAAGGGGGTGTAAAAACCCCCATAAAACAAACAAGATGAGAAACTTTTTATACAACATTTTAGGAGTGATAGGAATGCTAGGAGCATTATTTATGTTACTCGCAACAATTCAATTAGTAGAGTTAATTTTAAAAGCATTATTAATATGGAATTAGAATACACAGAATCAATCATTAAAACAATTGATGCGTCAGATTTGCCCGTTTATACAGTATGGGAAAACAAATGGTTTTACAGAGTTCGCAATGTTGAGGGGCGTATTGTATGTGATAAGTTGTATGTTGATTCATTTGAATATCAACAATCATCATTAGGCGTTTGCCTATCAAAAGAAAATGAAAGAACAGATGAGAATGCATGGCGTAATGCAATGCATAAATTTATGAATTTTTTAAGAAAATAAAATGAACAATTTTGAATTAGCCAAAGCAGTTTCTAAGATTTGGGCAGAAACTAAAACAAAAGAGGAGATAGAAAATGAACTCTATCAGTTATTAATCATATTGCCTTATAACACTTTAAAGGAAATATATAAAGAAACAAAATGACAAAACAAGAATTAAGAAAGTTTTACGAATTGCATAATTTATTGCCAACTGATGTTTATAAAGACAAAAGAGGGTTTGTGATTATAACAAGAAGTGGAATTGAGAAAATCCAAACACAGAACAATATTAAAGTTGCATTTAATGTAATAGTTTGTGAGTTGGAAAATGTAGTATTAAAAGCCGTAAGCATGAGATTTGATGCAAATGCTGATGAGTTTGTTCCAATTATTGAAACATTTGGATCAGCATCAAAGAACAATTGCAGACAACATTTTTTAGTTGAGATTGCAGAAAAAAGATCATTGGCGAGATGCATAATTAAAACAATGCAATGGACAAATATATTAGGGGAGGATGAGGTGGAAAATCAACCGAGCAAATCATTAGCACAATTAAAAAAATGAGAATAAAAAAGGAAATTGAAAGTGTTATTTTGTTAGCATTAGTAAAATGTGTTTCAGAACAATGTTATATATTAAACCATCAACACAAAATGCAAGTGAAACAAAAGTTTAACAGACTATTTAAGGCAGCAAAACAATATGAAAAGGAAATTGATTTAATAATGGAATCAACAGGAGATTTTGGAGTTGAAAGTGTTTATGACACTATCATGGAAACAATCAATGATTCAAAAACAAAAGTTTATGAGCAAATTAAAGATTAGTCAATCAGCATTAAAGGATTTTTACAACCCAGATGTTTGCCCGATTAGATGGGAGGAATCATATTTTAATGGTTACCGATCAGAACCAAGTGCAGCAATGTTGGATGGGTTGGTATTTGAGCAAAATGTTATTGGATTAAGCAGAGGTGGGGAGGTTTATGAAATACCAAAAGGAAAGACAGGCAAAGTTTTAAAGCGTGAAGTTGATTTATTAAAATTAGCAGAGCAATCCAAACAGACAATGAAAGATTTAGATATTGAATTGATTGATGTGCAACCGCATTGGGAGGTTGGGGATTTAGTGGGACACCCTGATGCATTAATTAAGTATAAAGGAGAATTGGCAATCATGGATTTAAAATACACAGGAGTGCGTGAGGATGAAAGTTGTAAATGGAATCCATTTGCCTGGGAGGATTTGGAATATAAAGATTTCAGACAGGCATTACATTACACAGAAATGTATTATTTGGAGCATGGAGTTTATTTGCCATTTTTTTATTTGGTATTTGGAAAGAGTGGATGGTGCAAATTTATATTTATAGATACACAATTAAGTGCATTGGAGGATTACAGAATGTTGATAGATCAATTCAGAGAGGACATTAAAACATTCAAAGCAAAGCCAATAAATGATTATTCAAAGTGCCGCAAATGTGCGGTATTATGCGACAAAAGAACAATGAAACCTAATTTAATTGAAATAAAACTAAAATGAAAGAAGTAATAAAAGAATCATTAAGATTATGTTCCAATATGTGGGATGTTAAGCAAAGCAAAGTAAAGGGAAACAATTGCAGGGAGGCAAATGTTATAATGGCAAAAAGGATGTGGATATATTATCTTTACAACTTTGTAGAAATAGGACATGCACATATGAAAAAGCATATTAAGGGATTAAACCATGCAACAAGCATTTACCATGTGAGGCAATTTAATAAGCAATTGGACATGGATTATGCAATCAAATTAAAGTTCCAAAGATTTATGGAGGAAATGAGTTCGTTCAGTTTATATGGAGTGGAATATGAGATTAAAAAAAGAGAGTTGGAACAAATAAAAGTTGAATTAAATAATTTAAAGAAATGAAAATTACAGGGAAATTAGTTAGAGTATTGGAGAAACAAGTTGGAACATCAAAAGCAGGAAAGGAATGGATGAAACAGGAGTTTGTATTAAACACAGGATCAGATTACAACCCAGAGATTTGCATAAGCGTTTTTGGTGAGGACAAAGTTAAGGGATTAAAACAATTTAACGAGGGACAGGAATTAGTTGTTGATGTTAATGTTTACAGCAGGGAATGGAATGGAAAGTATTATCATTCAATTGATGCATGGAAAATTGAAGTTGCAGGAGGCAACCAAGATGTTGGGGATGATGGAGATTTGCCTTTTTAAAATGAAATATATTTTAGGAATATTATTAATTTTTATGTTAAGCAGTTGTTTCACGCCATCTGAATTGGCAGAGTTGGATAAAATTGCAGCAACATATGAATGGAAAATTGTTTATCATAACAACAAACCTTATAATGTTTGGACAAATGGAAAGCACAATAATTTTTGTTGCAATACAAATTGTTGCTCAAATAAGATTAAAACAAATAAAAGATGATAAAAGGATTTGAAACAATGACAGCCGATTTAAACGCACAAGAATTGGAATTGATGCCAACCATCATAAAAGGATTAAAAACCAAGCACGGCAAAGATATGGCAGTTACAGGCGGTAAAATAGCAGATGCAGTTGGATTGAGTGGGATAAAAGTTCAGAAAATAATTAATGTGATTAGAGTTAAAAATTTAATTCCAGGTTTATGTGCGTGTGGCAAGGGTTATTTTATAGCCAATAACATTGAGGAATTGGATAACTACATTATAAGTTTAAAGCAAAGGATAAAGGCACAGGTTGATGTTTTAAACGCATTAGAGCAACAAACAATTATGTTTGGAGGAACAGGGCAAACAACATTATTTGAATAATATGATAAATTTACACAACATGGATTGCTTAAAAGCAATGAAAGAAATGCAGGATAATCATTTTCAATTAGCAATAGTTGATCCTCCTTATGGAATAGGGGGTAAATTTAAAGGAGGGAAAAGTGGAAAAATGAATTTTAATGAAGTAGTTGATAAGGGGTGGGATAATGAAATTCCTAAAAAAGAGTATTTTGAAGAATTAAAAAGAGTTAGTAAACATCAGATAATTTGGGGAGGAAATTACTTTTTAGATAATTTAGGAAATACAAGATGTTTTATAGTTTGGGATAAAAAAATTAGTGAAGATTTTAGTTTAGCTATGTCTGAATTAGCCTGGACTTCCTTTGATAGGTTGGCTAAAATATTTAGAATGAGCGTACCTAAAACTGGAGGTAAAATACACCCAACACAAAAGCCCGTTAAACTTTATGAATGGCTTTTAATGAATTATGCGGAAAAGGGAAATAAAATTTTGGACACACATTTGGGGAGTGGATCAATTGCAATTGCATGTGATAATTTAGGATTTGATTTGGAGGGTTTTGAATTAGATAAAACTTATTTTGAGGCAGCAAGTAAAAGATTAAAAATTCATCAATCACAAATAAAAATGTTTTAAAATGGAGATAATAAGAGTAATAAAAAACAAAAACTATTCTACAATTAATAATGAAATATTAAGGGATAAAGGCATTTCATTAAAAGCAAAAGGTTTATTAATTACAATTTTAAGTTTGCCTCCAGGATGGGATTTAACAATTAGCGGGATGAGTGTTATAGTTAAGGAGGGTAAAAGAAGTGTTGCATCAGCAATTAATGAATTGATTGAGTTTGGATACATTAAAAGGAATGCAATTAAGAATGGAACAATGTTTGCAGGATATGAATATTTTGTTTACGAATCCCTGAAATGCGGTTTTGTGGATACGGGAAATGGGGATACGCAAAATGTGGATACGCAAAACAGCACACAATTAAATACTTATAAAAATAAAACCTTAAATAATAAAGTAAATATTAATGGGGGGAGATTTAAAAAACCTTTAATTTCTGAAATTTCAAATTACATTGATGAAAGAGGGAGTTTAATTAATGCAAACAAATTTTATGATTATTATGAATCAAATGGTTGGAAAGTTGGAAAAAACAAAATGAAGTGTTGGAAAGCAGCAGTTAGGAATTGGGAGAATATGCGAAAAGAAAAGGGCCAAATTGAATCAAAAGTAATGGAAAGATTATCAAGCCATGACAAAGCAAAACAAATGTTAAAAAATATGCACAATGGAAATTAAAGAAATAAACAAAGTATTTAATATTGATTTTTTAAACAATGATTTGCCAGATAAATGTGCAAATTTGATTATTGCAGATCCTCCTTATTACAAAATTAAAGGGGAGTTTGATTTTATATGGAAAACCTTTGATGATTATTTAAAAGATGTTGAAAAATGGGCAATTGAATGCAAAAGATTATTGGCAGATAATGGAACATTATTTTGGTATGGGGATGATAAAAATATTGCATATTCTCAAATTATTTTTGACAAATATTTTAATTTAGAAAACAGTTTGGTTTGGTATAAATATAATCTAAGAGGTGGAATGTTTGGAAGTGTTGGAGGAGACAATGTAAGATGTTTCCCAATATGCACAGAAAGAATTTTAATGTATTCTTTAGAAAATTATAATTTAACAGGTTGTATTTTTACAGTAAGGGATTACATCAGAAATGAAATAATAAGAGCAAAAGGAAAAATTATTTTAAAACATGTAAATGAGGCATTGGGAACAGCAACAAATGGCGGTGGGGTTGCATCAGCATGTTTAAGTTTAGACAAAGCAGAGCCAACAATGTTTACAAAAGAAATGTATTTAAAATTGAAATTATGGTTAAATAATGGGAAAGATTATGAGTATTTAAGGAAAGATTATGAGGATTTAAGGAAAGATTATGAGGATTTAAGGAGGCCATTTAATAATAAATTAAATTTGAATGAGGTTTTGCAATTTAACACTAACACAAATAAACAATTTGAACATGAAACAGTTAAGCCAGAAACATTAACAAGAGCATTAATTTTAACATGTAGCAGAAAAGATGATTTAGTAATTGTCCCATTTGCAGGAAGTGGCACAGAATGTGCAATGAGTGTTAAGGAGGGTAGAAAATTTATTGGTTATGAAATCACAGAAAAACATGCAATAATGAGTCAAAAAAGAGTTAATGAGATATTAAAACAACCAAAATTATTTTAAAATGGAAATTAAAGAAATAAACCAACAAGAATTAGAGTTAATGTGTATTGATGTATTAACACAAACATATGCAGATTTAGGGCAAAAGGATAATGATCCGCAAAACAAAGTTATGTTGGCCCAAAGTTTAGCAAAGGATTTAAAAAGAAGATATGCATTTATGCCATTTGATGCAGTAGTTTTGGCATTTGAGAATGGAGTTCGTAATACTGAATTGTTTGTTATTAGTGCATCAACATGGTGCAAGTGGCTTAATAAGATGAAAGCAGAAATTTGGGATGGTTGGCATCATTTTGAATTGGGAAACAATCATGTTATTCAACCTCATATTAAAAATATAATGGATAAGCAACCTAAATTAATGTTGGAATATACAAAAAGATTAAATGGATAATCATATAACAAACGACACAAACAATCCAATAAACAATTGGAGTGATGCAGAATTATGTGGGCAATGCAATTCAGAATTAATAAAAGAAAATGGGGAGTTAATTTGTGATGAGTGTGATAAGTGCATATATTGTGGAGAAATTTTAAACGAATGCAGTTGCATTGATAATAATTAAAAACATGGTAAAAACAGACAAAAAACCTTTTAAGGATTTAAGTAAACAAAAAAAGAATTTTATCTTTAAAGATTTGCAAAAATTAACATTAAAAGAAATTCAAAAGAAACACAACATAACAGGAGTTACAGTTGATAAAATAGTGAAAGAAATAGTTAAGTTATGATAAAAACAATTGAGAAAACAATCGGATGCAAAGATAAAAAAGGCATTGCAAGAGGTTGGGTGATAAAATACGATTCAAAGGATAGGATTAAAGAAATTAAAAGTTTGTTCAATCCAAGTCAATATAAAGGAAGTAGGCCCATTTATACTGATGCACAAATATTAATAATTTTAAAAACAGAAAAAACAAAAAAGAAATGATGACAATTGCAATTATTATTGTGGCAATGATTATTTTATTATTAATCAACACAATTATTGAAACAAAGATTAATTTAATAGAAACAAAAGAATTAATTAAGAATTTAGAAAGATTCAAAGAGGAATGGAAAAACAAATACACAAACAATGGAGAAAAATAAATATTATTGGGAGAAAGGGAGGAATGGATGGACACCAGACATTAATCCGAAAATGCATTTAACAAAAGAAGAATTGAAAATTGATTACAGCAAAGACAAAACGCCAAACTATTATATTGGAAATGTTTATGGATATGAGGCGAGAAAAGTAATTGAGGATTTTGATTTATCTTATAATGTTGGAACAGCAACAACCTATTTATTGAGGGCAAACAATAAACACAATTCCCCAATTGATTGCATACAAAAAGCAATTAACCATTTAGAGTTTGAGTTGGATAAAATAAAAAATAAAAATAAATAACAAATGTTAAAAACTATTACTTTAATTTACACCATGAAAGAATTTGGAAGATTATTAATCACAACTATTTTGTTGCCATTTTTATTGGTTGCATTGGTTGGAATATTATTTATTGGAATACATGAGGGCATTTGGCACAGTAAAGGAGGGAAAACTGAAATTGAATAACAGCAGACAATTCCAGGATTCATTAAGAGAATTTGAGGGAAAGGATGTTGAGTTAAGAATTAAGGAAAGAAGTGCAAACAGATCAAAGGAGCAGAACAGTTTGTATTGGACATGGATTGACATATTATCAAAAGAAATCGGCTACACAAAACAGGAAATGCATACACTAATAAAATATAAATTCCTTAAAAGAAATGTTGTTGATGACAATGGAGTGGAGCAGGAAGTAATTAAAAGCACAACAACCTTAACAACAAAAGAATTTTCATTAATGATGAATGATTTATTATTTTGGAGCAATAACACTTTAAATATTAATTTGCCGAGCAATGACTGAGGAAAGATTACAGATTGCAGTTGTTAATTATATAAAATTAAAATATCCAAAAGCGAGATATTGTGCATCATTGGGCGGCATATACACAGGGCCAAGACAAGCCATCAAAGCAAAGAGAACGGGCTACTCTCGTGGCTTCCCAGATTTACAAATATGTGAGGCAAGAGGTGGATATTTTGGTTTGTTCATTGAATTAAAAACAATCAAAGGAAGAGCAACAGATGTGCAAAGGGATTGGATTAATGATTTAAATGATAGGGGTTATTGTGCAGAGATATGCAAAGGGCTTGATGATTCATTAAGTGCAATTGATAATTATATGAGTAAAGGAATAACAATAGGAAATGAAAGCAATTAGTAAAAAGCAATCAGCAGTTAATAAAGAATTAAAGAAAGTATATAAAGAGATTGCAGAAGAGCGTGGGCATTATTGCACAGGATGTGGCAGGAGTAGTGGAGTTGCATTAAGTCATTCACATATCATTCCAAGAAGTAGGCGTTCAGATTTAGTAACAGATAAAAGAAACATAACATATCATTGTTTAGATTCAAATGGGCGTAAGGGTTGCCATACAATATGGGAGGGAGTTAAGAGGGACACATTGTTAGACTATCCCAGAAACATTGAATACATATTGGAGGTTGATGTTGAGTATTATTATTTAATAACTGAATTGAATGGATAGGACTGTAATAATAGAAAGAGTTAAAAAAATAATGGATAAGAAAGGTTATCAGTTTTTTGAAAGAGGAAACTATAATCTTAATATCATTGGCATCAGAAGTGATGTAAGTGTTGCAAATAGTTTTGATGATTCATTAATGTGCATATTTAAAAAAGAGAATGAGTGGGTTGTTAATGAATATACTATCACAACAGATGCAGGGAGTTATTGGTTAAAGAATCCCATTGATAATAAAGGGACAGCATTATTAGTCCCAGATCAATATAGAGGCGTTTATGGTTTAAGGAAACATAATGGGAAATATAAAGCATTATGTCAATCATGGGGAGATGTTAAAGTTTACAGGGATAATGATAAGAATATTATTTTAGATTATAATTCTGAAACAATAGAGAAAGGAATGTTTGGAATTAATATACACAGGAGCAACCCAATAACAGAAAGCACAATAGTTAATAAATGGAGTGCAGGATGCCAAGTATTTAAAAAAGCAAATGAATACAATGAGTTTATTAATGATTGTGAAAAGGCAAAAAACATTTGGGGGAATAAGTTTACATATACATTGCTAACATATAAAGATATTAAGAATGGATAATATATTTATAAAAGCAGCAACATCATTACTACTGCATGATGCAATGGAGGAATTAAAAGATATGGCAATACAGAACGGCAACCAACATGATGATGAGTATTTAGATAATATGTTATTAATATCAATGATAGGATATGCAATAGCAACAGGCAGGGACAAAAGATATATTGTTGAAATGTTTGCAAACCTTATTGATGAGCATAGGGATATGGATGCTGAGGATATTATTAATCAAGCAAAAGATTTATTATAATGCCAACACTACCAAAAGGAAACAGGCGGCCATGGATACCAAAGAAGAGAAAGGTTTATGGACAGACAGACAACAGTTCATTCTATCAATCAAAGCAATGGAGAATGTTAAGGCGTTACTATATCAAAGCAAATCCATTGTGTGAAGAGTGTATAAGAAACAAAAGAACAACAGCAGGGAATTGTGTGGATCACATCAAGCCAATAAGTATGGGAGGAAGTAAGGTTGATGAATCAAACCTGCAAACATTATGTAACAGTTGCCATGCTAAGAAGTCGGCAAGTGAGGCTGTGGAATACAGGAAAGGAGTTAAAGACTATGTTAGGAAGAAATAATTTTATAAAATATTGTACGTGGGGTGCATCAAATCTTAAAAAGTAAATATTCTGTAAAT